TTGGGGTGCATGAACATATATCCGTCTGAATAAACATCCGAGCAATAATATGCTCCCCAATACTCGCCCGCATAAAGGACGATTGAGCCGTGATTTACAACGGTTATCTTCTGCGAAACTGTCTTGTCTACGACCAAGGTTTCTTCATCGTAGATATACTCTCTGTGGTAATGGCACTCGACCGTTACCTCGCCCTCGGTGTCAAAGGTCGAGCCAAGTGCGGGGGTAAAGGTACAATGTGCGAGGTCATCCTTTACGGCATCCATCGGATTTCCGTCTTCATCGGGTACAAGAAAATACCATTGTCCCGCATACATTACAGAATTGAGCGGAACGAACGGATGTGAGAAAACTTGCACTTCTCCATCGCCCGAATCCGCTAACGTGTAATCGTGTCCCGCTCCGAATATGACGAACTTAAGATTATCTATCGCTAAACTCATGCTAAATCGCTCCAAATCAAAGCGTTGTCTGTTACGGTCATGTAGACCTTTGCAACGTGGGTTCCTTTGTCTGTGACTCTAAATCCACACGTTGAGGTATAGGTTCTTTTGCCTTTGGGTGACTTCTCTTCCGTAGTCTCAAATTCGTAAGTCGCTTCATCGTCTACGGTGATTAATACTTTTACCGTTGCCGTTGCGGAAAGATCGCCATCACAAGTGAACATCAATCCCAGGCGCTGAACATCTACCGTCTGCTTCCATTCGATTTCCGCCACCTGGGTTTTAGTGCTTCCTACGTTGAGAGTCGATGTGTTCTCGGTATGAAGAAGCCAGAAGTTTTTTGTTCCGACTTCCTGACCGTTGTTGTAATCAGCTGAAAGACCGGCAACTGTTTTTGAAAACCTGTCCTGAGCTTCTGCAAGGATAGGATTCTCACCGGCGCAGCGGATCTCCATATCACCGTTGAAGTGATAAGTGATCTGTGTGATTGCTCCGTAGTCGTAGGAATCTGCCTGATTGCCCGTGAAGAGAATGACATCTCCGGGATCCAATATCGGTATTACGCCTGCTGCGCTATCGTAGGGAACATAATAAATTCCGTCCCATGTATCGATGATCTCCTGTAGAGCGTCCTGTCTGTTCTGCGCATCTGAGAACTGTAAGAAGGGATTCGTTCCAAGGTCCAGAACTAATCCTCCGGTGTTTGAATTGCTTACATACTCCTGCACTCCTCCGTCTTTGTATACTCCGTAGAGTCCATCGTATGTCGTGCGGAAGTCTGAAAGGTTAGAAGAGTCTCTAAGGAACTCGGAAATCGTCATATCTGATACTGCTGAATAACGGATCAGATAAAGCTTTCCGTCTCTTCCGATTATTGCGTTGCTTCCCAGATATGTAGCTAAATACGAGAGAACATCTCGCATCGTCTTTGCGTCGGTAACAACATCTGCGAATCCTGTTTTCCTTCTTCCGTTGGGGAAGGCTTCTATCTCTTCGGATGTGTGTCCGAGTACGACTCCGCAATCGTTACATATCTGAACAAGCCAACTATAGGGGAGTTGAATCGAATTGTTGATTGAAGGTGAGAAATTCACTTCTGCAAACTTGATCATATTATCACTCGCCGTGATATTAATATGATCTGCCGCCTGCGTTGCACTGATGATGGTATATTCTCCCATCGGGATAACATCAGCTGCATCGACAACGGTGTTTGAGATGGTGATGGTTGCTCCGTAAAGCTCGTATCTTGAAACTCCGGGGAGAATGAGTTCAAGAGACAGACTCGATGCGAATACTGTTCCGAGCTTTAGGGCCTGAGTTGAAATTCTTCTCGTGATGGAGCCGTTATCGTTTGAGATATCGTCTTTCGTGAATGAATAGACCGTACCGCCGACAGTAGTGATCGTTCCGCTCCATCCGAGCTCGACTGAATCTGATGTAATTGCTGCTAAATACTCTGCTGATGCTGAATACATCCCCCTGCTCCTTACATTGACGTGATCTTGAATGAAATGTTCCACTCCGTCGTCGTGCTGGTCTCATATACCAGATCCGCTACGAGGTCTTCTACGATTCCGTAGAAAGTTTCGAGCGCACCTGTTCCGGGATTGTAGTGCTTGACCGTTATGGTTGAACCGCTTGTGTATGCACTGTAGATCGTTGCGTACTCCGATTCGCTTGCGGGCATACTTACGGAGATATTCGGAACGCCCAGCCTCTTGATATATCTCCTGAGCGTCCCGCCTTCGGTCTCTTTTATCCTCTGCTTATTTATAGGCGCATACTGATAAGAATCTTTGTTGATTGTTATCTGTGAACCATTGAAGTATATTTTGATGTTACCCATTTATCTGCCTCCCGACATGAGGTTATATCTTGACTGAGCATTTAAGAGAATCGTGTCAAGTTTCTCCTCTCCGATATACACAGGGATTGTGATCGGAGCTCCGCCACCGTCAACAGCCTGCATCTGCATATCGTTCATGGGAAGCTGAAGAACTGATGTAAGAGTTCCTTCGAGCTGTGTCTTCGAATCCTCAAGCCCTTCGCAGAACAGGTCCATCATATCGGGTGCGTAGGTATGGAAATTCGAGAGGGGACCTTCGTCGGGTTCCGAGAAACCGATGAAATCCTTAATCTTTTCCGCTACTGCCTTGACTGCATCTCCGACAAGGTTGAGGGAGTTCTTGATTCCATCAACGAAGTTCTGAATGAGGTCTTTGCCCCATGTCTTTGCCTGCTCAATCTTCTCCATGATGGAGTCTTTGATAGTCTGGATGATATCTGCGCCCCACTGTGCGACGGTTGTTAATCCGTTTAAGATTCCCTCTCCGAGTGTTGCGATTATCTCAACAGCAGCTTCGAGCAATACAGGTACCGCTCTAACTAATGCCTCCAGTAAGTTCATGATGATAACGGGAGCCTTCTCGATAAGCTTAGGCAACGCATTAATCAAGCCTTCTGCAAGCGCAATGATTATCTGCAATGCTGCTTCGATAAGTCTCACTATCGTATCAGGATCCGTCAGCTTATCGACTATCGTGAGAACGACATCGATGACTGCGGGGATGATCGTCGGCAGATTCTGTATGATGCCATCTGCAAGCGTCATCAGCATATTCAGACCAACTTCGATAAGAGTCGGCAAATTCTCAAGAATGAAGCTTGCGATAGTTCCTACAAGCTGAAGAGCTGCATCGGCCAGAGCGGGAAGATTATCCATGACAGCCTGCGCAAGTGACTGCACGATACTCATTCCAACTTCGAGTATCTTCGGGAAGTTTGCAGTCATCTGCTCAACTATCATGTCTATGCCTTCGGTTATCTTTGCGACTCCCGAATCTCCATCTCCGGTGAAGAGTGCTGAAAGACCATCCATTACACTCGTGATTCCGGGAAGGAAGTTTCCCATCATGTTATTTTTGAGTCCGTTCATGCTCCTCTGCATGGTATCCAGTGCATCCTGGTAATCTGCAGAAGCTCTGACAGCATCGTCAGACATGATCAGTCCAAGGTCTTCTGCTGCCTGTGCAAGTGCCTGAGTCTCTTCGATGCTCTGATTAAACAGAGGTGTGAGGTTCTGTCCGCTTCTTCCGAAGAGGTCATTTGCAAGTGCTGCTCTCTCAGTGGAATCTTCCATCTGCTGAAAGCCTGCGATAACCGCCTCAAAGACTTCTTCGCGTGACATATTACTGATGTCTTCGATGGAGAGTCCTAACGCTTCGAAACGTGCCTGCGCATCTGCGCTTCCGTTCCTGGCATCGTCGAGCTGATTTGTTAAGGTCTTGAGACCCGCCTGCATTGAGTCTATATCGACTCCGGACTGCCCTAAGATGTAGTCCCATTTCTGGAAACCTTCATAGGATAATCCAAGGCGCTGAGACATCTTATCGATGTTATCTCCATAAGCAGCGACCTCACCGGCGGCATCTGCAAAAGCATCGCCCGCCTTAATAGCTGCAGCTCCTACCATTGCGGTAGCAGCTCCGGCAACTGCAAGCCCTTTTCCGAGTCCTCCCACGAAGTTTGAACCCGCTGTTCTGCCTGCGTTACCTACATTCGGAGAAGAAGCAGCCTGCGTTAATTCATTTGTGATCGTCTGCTGTGCGCCTTCCATCGTGGGTACGATGGTCACAACGGCTCTCGCCACTTCGATATTATTAGCCATTTCTTCTCCTCTTTTGTCTCATATTTACGAACATGCCCCGAAGTTGCACCGGTGCAACTGGATCTTTTCCAATCTTGTCACCTTTGTTCTTTAACCTCGGGTACTGTTTGGGCTTCTTTGTTGGTTTCTTGGATCCGAATGCTACCAGGTTAGCGTTAATCATCGCTAACATGTCATAGATATCAGCCAAGATCTGATTTGTTTTGAGTGTCGTGGTCCAGTTGTGCAGTTCGGGTTCTATCTCTCTGGCTAAGTAAGACTCCGGCCCGAGGTTGCTGATAAAAGAAAGTAGAGCGCTCCAACTTAAGGAACGCCCTACATCTCTTAACTCATATCCTTTGCACAATAGATCACACTCTAACGCCTTGTGATGTTCTTTCGAGAACTCCGCAAGGCTTATGATTCCCCCGGCGTTACACCGGTCTCAAGCTTTGAAGTCTCACCCCAAGCTATCAAGATCTGATTGAACTCAGATGCTGTGAGCTTGTTGTAAACATCCTCAGGGATGTAATCCTTCAGAAAGTCTACGAAGAAATCAAGCTTTTCATTGTTGTCTTTTGCTTTCTTGATGGGAAGCAAAACCGCAAGAGGTATTGAACCTGCAAGCGGAATACTGAATGATTTATCATAAGCGTTGACTTTCAACACTTCTTTGGGCTGTTCGAGTGTGATTTCTTTCATGTGCTTATCCCTCTTCTGAAATGAAATGGAGTCCACCTTCCTGCGCGGTGATGGTAGGAGTCCAGTTGATAGTATTCTCAGGAGCGAATGTGATTGCATCTACTGCGGTGATCTGTCCGTTTTCCATTCCTACCGCCATTACATCATCACCATCCTTCATGAGGAAAATGAATGCTTCGGGTGAAGGAAGTGAACCTGCGGAAAGGTCAACATCGATGGTCTTTCCGTGTGATCCTGATGCGGGAGTAACAGTTACATTCGCAGAGCCCACAACAACCTTGAGGCTTTCTTCAGTGGTATCCATGATAGGAACCTGAACAGTCTCGGTGTGCTCGGAAAGGGTTGATCTCTTGATCACGTTCGCCCAGTTGCGGATATTGTTGACTGATTTATCAGTTGTTACGCTGATGCCGTCGTGAGTAACATCACCGATCATTCTCCATGCGCCTACATAATAGGTGATGACGATCTTCTCGCCGCCATCGAGAGTGGTTCCTGCCCAGGTAACGGTTGTTCCGCTTACTGAGTAATCATCAGGATCCTGCTCAACACCATCGATGGTGAATGAAAGGATTGCATTTGCTGACTCGCCAAGGGTGAATGATACCTGTGCGGAAGTTGCGGTGAAGTTGTCTGTGCTGGTTCCGTCACCGTTGTCACCGATGATGTCAGTGGGATAGGTAGGAAGGGATGTTCCTGCGGGTGCATGGAAAGCCATGCCTGTTGCAAGTCCGATTCCAAGTTTCGCGTTGCTCATATTGTATTTACCTCCACGGTTTCATTGTGTGCGATAACACGGAGACGTGCTGTGCACATTGCAAGTTCAGGTCTCACGGGGTCTTTTCCCCATGAACCCAGGTTATTGACCACAGCAAAACTTAATTTGCTTGTCTGGCTTTTAGCGATTTCTACTAAGATGCCTACGGCATTCCTCAGATTGTCGAGTGCTGTTGCGTCCTCTGTCGCTCTTGAATCAAGCGTCACATCGAAGTAGGCGACCGTGTTCTCGGTACTTCCTCCGACAGCTGTTACCAGGATGGAAGGCACTTCGAAATCTGCGGGAAGAGGTCTTACGTATGTCTTAATATAATCACTTAAGACTACTCTGATTTCTTCTTCAACATCTATGTTTCTTTCTATCTTCATGTTACCGCCCTCGATAATGACTTCATCTCAGCTTCATCAGCTGACGCTTTGTAATCCATTGCTACCACTTCTCCGATCCATCTGCCCCCATGTCCGTACTTTGACATCATCGAGCCCAGAAATACATCTGCTTCATAGCCTTCGCTATCAGGATCCGTAAGGTTGCCGTTTGCTTTCAAAGCTATCTTTTCAGCTTCTTCAGAAACAACGCTCTTAACTCCTTCTCCTGTGAGAATTTCCCTGAAGCCTTCGGAATTGAATGTGATAGAAATGTTCGTCATCCGGAATACCTCTTGAGATTGAGCTGGATGTTTGAAACTCTGCCGGTGGGTGATATCCAATTTCTCGGAACACCGTTGATCTCGTATGTCTCGCCATCTACTTCGATGTGATCTCCGGCTTTAACATCCGTTCCGCTCGACACATAAACTGTAAGACCATCAGACAGACCCAACACACGACCATCTTCTGAAAGAGTGGTTGTGGCGGGCTGTACTGAGCATCCGATAACAGTAACGGGATCCGCTGTGTGTTCCCAGTCGGGAACAGTCGAACCTCTGACTGTTTTCGTGCCAGGTCTTATGATTTTGATTGACTGATTGCAAAATGAGACCATTAGAAAACTCCTTCCAGCCTATACGGATGGAGCATTGCGGCATTGTTCTCGATGATACGGTCATAAGAGCCGTTCGTCCAAGAAGAGTTATAGGTAATCGATACTCCGCCTGCTGCCTCGGATGTGACTCCGTAGGACTTCGCAAGTTTTAACGTTACCATGTCTGCTACAAGCTCCTTCAAAGCGTTACCATCTACGACTCCCGCCGTATAAATAACCTCGATCACATCCCTGCGGTTACTGATTGAAACATCATACACAGTCAAGAGACCGTTAGGCTGAAGCGAATAATCCGTTGTTGCTTCTCCTGCGATGGTTACGGATGTGATTCCTGTTACCATCCTCGAAGGGAGCTGAATGAGCAGGTCTCTTCCTGTTATGATGATTCCACGGTTTTTGATGGTCCATGAAATCTTGCAGGACTCCGGTCCAAACAGATGCCATCCACAATAATTCTGCAAAGCAAGTGAAGCCGCTTTGATACTGGGAGTGATACGAGCGTCACCGGTGTATTTTCCCCCGGTATATGTATTAAATTCCGTATCGGTTATCGCTATAGGTAATGCGGTAGCATTTACGAGCGTATATCCCCAGTTCGTCAGCAGACTCATTTCTTGCTTCCTTTCTTATTCTTCGCGGGTGTTACTGCCTTGTTGCTGATCTCTTCGACCGCCTTATTTTCGATCGCTTCTACTGCCTTCTCGACCTTGACAGCTTTCTTCAAAGGTACCGCTCCTTCAGGTGCGTTTCCGTTGAACTGTCTGATTGTTCCGTCAGGCATTCTGTAAAGTTCCATATTGCCTCCTTCTGAAGAAGGGGCGGTTATTCACCGCCCCGTCATTAATTATTCTGCACTGAGCAGGTATACTCCATTGAGGTCCTTAACAGCGCAAGCGATTCTCTCTTCAGCGAGAAGGGTTACTCTGTTGTAAAGAGCATCATCTTCGTTCTGCTCATAGAGTTTAACGTCTACGCCGCCCTTTACCCAAACCTTGACAGCCTGCTTTGCAACTACAAGAGCAGAGCCTGCAGCTACTGCGGTGCTCTCGAAGATGGGAACGCCCCAGATAGCGCTTACGGGATTGTACTGACCGTTGCCATAAGCTCCGGTGAAGTATCCGCCGCCGATGTACTGAAGGTTGCTGTCCTTTGCAGTCTGAAGTGCGAACATGTCAGCAGGGTTGATGATAACTGCGGAAGCATCATAAGCAGATGCGCCCTTGATAGCCTTGATTGCATAGAGGAGACCATCAGCGAAATCAGCAGCGATAGAGGTTGATCCTGAACCATAGGTACCTGCCTGGATTCCGGAAGTTCCTGCTACTGCACCGATGAGGGTTGAATCCTCAACAAGTCCAAGGTGATAGAGGAGAGCGTTCTGAACTTCAGATGCAAGGAAAGGCGCATCGGTAACGATCTCGTCAGTCTCCTTGATGTATGCAGCGATCTTGGAGAGTGCAAGAGTGGTGGGAGCGAACTGGGTGCTGTTCTGAGGCTTCTTAGCGTTCTCAGCAGTAACAGCGGGAGTTCCCTCGTAAGCGCTCTGCATGAAATAGGTGATTGCGTTTCCGCTGATCTGAGCGATTGTGAAGAGGTCTCTTGCTGCTCTTCTGGTAGGCTGAGGTGCTACCTGTCTGTCAATGTCAGCGATGGTTTCTCCGGTAACTACGTCAGTAGCAGCCTTAATGTGAGCGTTTACGCTCCATCCCTTCTGGGAACGGTCAACTTCCTGTGCATTCTTAACGAAAGTGTCGAGTGCGTTCATTTTTACTTCCTCCTGTTTGATGGGTTCTGCGCTTCCGATAGACTTCAGAAGTGCGGTCTTCTCTTCGTCCTTCTTGATCTCAATCTCAAGAGCCTCGATCTCGGACTTAAGTGCTGCTCCCTTCTCAAGAGCGCCTTCTACGTCGTTCTCGATATCGGGTGCAAGTGCTGCGAGCTCTGCCTTCTTGGCATTGAGCATTTCAGTCTTGTTCATGTCTTATTCCTCCATAGATTTGATATAGGTGAGCAGATCATCCTTTTCGGGATTGCTTGCCTTCTGCTCCTCCGGTGCCCCGTTGGCTTTAGACTCGTCCTCTCCCTGATCATCTGCGGTATCTAAAAGCGCCTGCAGAGCGCTAATAGCATCTCTTATAAGCTCTTCATCCTTTGCACTGTTTCTTCTGCCTGCCTTGACCTCTGCATTGTCATCGTTCTTGATCTCGGTGACGATTGCGGTCTGATTTGCAGGAACGGGTACCAATGATACCTCATACAGATCCAGCTTCGTGAGCTTCTGATAAATGCCCTGCTTCTTCTCTTCCTCGGTGGGTGCTTCTGCTCCGAGAACAGAATATGCAAATGAGAACTGCCATACGATTCCCTCTTTGACAAGTTCTCTCTTTTCCTGGGCGGCGGGTGTGTTGAGGAATGAAGCTCTGATCTTCAATCCGTAATCATCTTCCTCAGCTTCAAATACGGCTCCGATAATCTGGTCAAAGTCGTGATTGAAGCAAAGAGGGAAGGGATGACCTGTCGCTTTTCTCTTCTTAAGGGTCTCTTTGAAAGCGCCCTTGATAACGATGTCTCCGTAAGAGTCGGGGGTCTTAGTCCATGTTGACGCATAGCCTTCGACTATTCCGTTCTCATCGGATTTGAGCTCGAATGACTTATATAATCTTTCTTCCACTTTTTCTTACCTCCTTGTGATGGTTATCTCTGTAGTGCAGTTACATCCGCAGGTACCATCGGGACCGAGAATATCATCTCCGGGCCAGTCGGCACCGTTTGAAAATGTCTGATCTACGGGAACCGTTTCTCCCTCCATCATTGCATGCTCTTCGCGGGGATTATCTCCCGTTACCCATGTCTTATACACTTCTGCGGAATAACCCTGATCTTTAGCCTGTCTACACGCTTCACCGATAGCCCAGCAAGCTGCGCCGGTAGCGAGTGACATGCCGAGAAGATTTGCATCTTTATCTTCTCTTACCTCGTAAACGTGATTGATTTCTTCTTCGAGGTCTTCAGGATTGCTCTCGATAACCTTCTCAAGTTTCTGCTTTGTTGCTGCGTTGATTGCTTTTGCTCTTCCTTCAGCAAGTGCTCTGATATAATTCACCGTCTTTCCCGAGTAATACTCGGTGCCGAGCTCCTTGGCTATCTCTTCGCCGTGAGCTACTGAGATGTCAAAGATGACAGGATCGATATCTTCTGCGAGCTCGGTGTTCCATCTTACATCGTCCCACCATTCTTTACCCGCTCCGATCTTCGGGATTATGCTCTTTGCCTGCCTCTTGAAGAACTTGGTTATGACATCGGTTATCTTTTCATCTTCTTCCTCCGTGGCTTTGCCCTTAATATGAACGCTGTCTCTCGACTTCTTTGAGACATATCGCATCTTCTCTGCCTCGTCATCTACGCGAGGATTGTCGATGCCGTTATTGATATTCATGGGAATGATCAACTCGTCTCCTACTTCGGGAGGAAGAGGAGGAAGATCCATATCTGCTCTCGCTTCGTTCCTGGTCATGTAAGGACCGCCAACCGCGCTCTGAAGAATCGATGCTCTCTCTTCGAATGCTCCTTTGAGTTTTTCTGAGAGGTCAAACACAACATAAGTGTTCTCATCAGCTCCAATCATCGGCAGAAGGAAGGTGTTTATCCTCTGCTGAAGCATCTGCAGTGTAGGACCGAGGCAATCAGAATAAAGTGCTCTTGCATTGTCTTTAGCTGATGCGTAGGTCTGCGAGGTTGTATGCCATATAAGCGAAGGATTTACATGATATGCAGCCGCTACATCCTCACGGGACAGCTGTTTAGTCTCTGCATACTGTGCTTCCTTTGCATTGAACTGATAAGGCTTGATCTCCATTCCATCTTCAAGGAGAGGAATCTTGCCGGCGGAGCCGCCGTTTGCTCCCCAACCTTCGCGAAATGCTTCGACCCATTTCTTTTTTGTCTCATCGTCCCATGCTGCTACATCCTTGGGCCTTGTGATATAAGCATTAAATCTGCCCGACGACCTCCATATCTGTGAACGGAATCTGTCAGCCTGGATCTGCTCGCTTAATATCGACTTGAGCGATGAAACAGGGCTGATAAAACCTCCGGGCTCTCCGGGTCTGTAATACTTGAAGAAGGTGAAATCTTCTGCAGGTATCTTGACCGCAGGTGCGTTACCTCTGCCTTTTATCGTGATACTGCTCATTGAGTATGCGGTATCAAACTTAGAATCAACTATCCACGCTCTCGGAATGACTCTTAACTGATTCCCCGATTCATAATCGGGATCAGGAAGATGCCACACAGCGACCGCTCCATTGAGGAAATACTCAATCATCAGAGCGTTTATGAACTCGCATTCCGTCTGATCTGCATTAGGTCTCCAAAGAGTTCTCGCGGCAGGTGATGTCCTGTCTCTTCTTCTCTCATTTTCTCCGTCACGGACATAGACCTTGAGAGGCAACTGAGCCACGCTGTCAGCAAGGAAGCTGACAACCGCCTGAACATTTGCCTGCGATGCGTATAATTCGTTCGGTACCTGCCCCTCAATCGAAGGAACCGCTGCCTGTGACAGCTGTACAACGAGTGAATTATCTTCGCCCATTACTCTTCTTAAAAATCTCTGGATTAACGCCATCTTTTTGCTCCTCATACGAACGCCAATGATGCTCCACTTGCGTAAGACGATTCGTAAACCTTCCCTTTGCTTTCACCTGTTCTCGTTGCTCCCGTAAATGCCATAATGCAAGCATATAAAGGGGCTATATCATCGGGGGACTTTGTACGGTCGGGAAGTTTTACACCGCCCCCTAAATTTCTCAACTGCATTGTTTTCGCAGGTGCATCCATAACAGGCTGAGGCAGATGGAAGATTCTTGTCCCGCCTCTATGTTCCTCGGGAGCTGATGAAGCAATTCCATCCCAAAACCTTCCCCATCCGTTTGTCAGGTCAGGTCCCGAGATTGCTATCCTGTTTACGTTCGGAATCGTGCAGATCTGCTCTGCAAGTCCCGCGACAGGCGCTCCGCGTTCCTGGAAGCACAGATTCATCGGACCTCTTACCGCTCTCTGTCTGAACCAATCAACAGCCCAGTCACAGCCGACTCTTCTCGCTACAACCTCAATATGGTAATTGCCATCCTCTCTGAGTCCGCAGACACCGATGGAAGTCCATCTTCTGTCTCCTGACATGTCGATTCCGTAGAATAAAACCGACTCGGGAGCGATGTTTGATTTCTCATCTACTCCGTTTTCCCACGCTTTATCGGGGAACGGTGCAGGGAGAATCGTTTCAACCTGCTGGCACATCGACTCGGATCTGAACTTGTTCTCCGGTGATGTTGCTCTAAGTGCTAAAAGAGCTCGCATAGTCAAGCGACCATATCCCAACGCGGGATTTGCTTGAGCAAGTGCTTCGGGATCGTCGGTCTTGGCTCCGTCGGGTGCCGACCACTCGAACAGCCCCAAGGTATCGGCATCAACTTCACCGCCGAAATCCTGTGCATCTGTTCCCTCAATGATTGCGACCGCCTGACTACGAAGCTGTCTGAGTACCACCGAATCGGGATCACCCGCGTTCGAAAAGCAGAAGATTATTCCGTTCGGTTTTGCATTTGTTGAAGCCGCAGCGGCTGACCATGTTTCCCAGTCTCTGTGCTCACGAACCTCATCGAGCATAACCATGTCATTTGAATCGCCACGGCCCGCTCTTCTGGTAGGTGCTCCAACCTTATAAACTCTATTTCCCGAAAGCATCAGCCTCTTGCTTCCGTTAGTGCGGGATACTTTTTCAACCACTCCCGCAAGCTCCGGAGTTTCCTCCTGATCTTTGACAGTTGCATCCCAAACTTCCTCTGCCTTATCCAAGGAAAGGGAAGTTCCGAATATGGAACTGACTCCGAGGAAATTCAAGAAAAATGATGCCAATACTTCGCTTAAAACTGTCTTTCCGTTCTGCCTGGATATCAAAAACACAACAGTACGGAATCTAAATCTCCACTTTTTCTCAAGATCGCCTACTATCTCAAGAGCATGGATCAGAGCCCATTCCTGCCAAGGGTATAATTCCTTGTGCAGAATCACATTTGCGTATTCAATAGCCGCAAACCCTAAAGATGTCTTCGGGGTCAGTTTTCTGAGCGGCTTAGTGAATAACCTCGGCTCTGTGTACCCAAGTAGTACCTTTGCTGCTTCTTTTACTTTCATTACTTCGCTATTTTGAACTTCTTCATGAGTGAATCCATGTCAGAAACCTGTGTAGGCGCTTTATTTTCTGTCAGGATCATCTGTAAGCTGTTCAAACTGCTGGCGTAATCACGAACAGTCGCTCTAAACTCCTGAATCTCAGGATTTGCACGAATAATCTTCTCTCCGGTACCGACTTTGACTCGCTGTGCGAGTTTCATCCGCCCGTATTTAGGAATCTCCTTCTCAATCTTTGCCTGAATCGCAAGGACCGCATTCGCCAATGTAACAACCTGCGGTTTGATGTCTTCCCGAACGTTTGAACAAAGTTCTTCAGCAGGGGTCAAAACGTGTGGAAAATCGTCCTTTTTTTCCACTTTTTTTGCAGTTTTTGTTTTTTTGACTGCATTTTTTGCTGAAACCGCCTTCCTTACTGGCTTTCTCGATGATGAAGTTGTGCTTTTTGTGTTCTTACTGCTCGTAGCCATATTGCACCGCCTTTCATGCGCCTTTTGGATGTGTTTTCTTTCAACTAATGCCCCAGAAATCGGCAAGGCGTTCCGACTTTCGCTCCGTCGAGCTATCTGAGGCACTAAAAAAATATTTGACTGTTTCGGGGAGGGAAATCACTGCCGGCGGGTGGAGTGTCGGCGCTCAGAAATTCCCAAGATTTTAACCGCCCTACCACACACGCGACTGCATCCCGAGGGTGTTCTCTCCATTGGTACCGTCACCTCTTGAACGATTGCAATGTTTGTGGCTTGGTGCGACGTTGTTAAGGTCCAGCTCTAACTCTGGAGCCTTAGCCACGGGTACTTTGTGATCGCCTTCCCAACTGTCGGGAGTCGTTGAAGGCGGTGCTGTGTAGTTGATAGGCTGTCCGCACCACCAACATACTGCCTGCGCCTTCCTATCCCTCTCGTATGCTTTTGCCCGGATAGCCCTCCATCGGGAGGAGCTTCTTTTAACGCTCATAGTTTTTGCCAAACAAATAAGACACTCTCGGAGGGGAGTGTCTTATCTGCTTATGAGGGGTACTTATGATCACTTGTCTCACAACATTTTCACGTTACAAGAATAACACTTATTTTTTTCCCTGGTGTGTCGGATTGTCCCAAATTGTTTTTTCTTGTTGCACCGGTGCAACTTCGGGCGATACGCCTGCTGCCTCTCTCGGAGTTTCCTCCTCGTCTATGAGGTCGGGCTTGCATTCCCATTTATCGCATGCCTTGTATCTTATTCCTCTGTGTGTATACTCTTTTCTGTTCCTGCATCTGTTACACGGTCTTGCGTTATCTTCCTGCATTTCATTTCCTCCGTCTTTGAAATATGCGATTAACATCGCTATGATCACCATCACGGTAACACCGTCAATTATAAGCACATCGCAGAACTCTTTCGCTGTCATCGAGACCATCTTCTGAACTCCTCATTCTTTCATCGGCAGTGGATATCCATCGGGCAGGTCCCGGATCAGACTCTTTGTTGCCTTTAACTCTGTTATCTGCTCTTTTGCGAGGCTGTCGTCCTCACACTCCTGCAGCTCGCTTATCTGATTGTTTATCTTCTTGATAAGTCCTTTCCTCAGCTGCGGTGTCAATCTTTTATACTGTGTCATTCTCTATCACCCTGGATTCTTCTGCTTTATCTCCTCTCATATCTGCTCCACAATCGGGACAGTAATTTGAATACTGATAAATCAATTCTCCCGAAACAGACAAAACCTTGTCCATGATGTGACCGCACTCTGAACACTTATAACCGTTTTCAATCTTTATCCATTGCCCCTTGTTGTCTGACTCGGCATCTTTAATGTTGCTAAAATCTATCGTCCACTCCTGCGGAGGATCTATGTGTGCTGAGTATGTCTGTAGGCTTTCTATGTCGTCCTTCTCGATGTAATGGAATCCGGAATCGATTCTGTCTTCGTAATACTTCACTTTTGCTAAAAGGTCCGCTTTCTTGACATATTCTCCGTCAGGATCCACTAACAAATCTCTTGAATCGAGGTAAGCCATGAATGACTGGAAGTTTTTCGGAATCTCGATTCCCTCTTCCTTCTCATGCTTCTCTACCCAACTGTAATAACGCTCGATAACTTTTAGCCTGTCTTTGAAAAGCATTGCTTTTCCCTCCTCTCACTTCTTCCACTCGCCATAACTCAGCAAGAATATGATTACTATGTGCAGCTTTATCCACCGCTTCGATGCCTTGGATAACTTTCGGGGCTCTTCAGCGGTCTTGTTATACGCTTTTACTTCTTTTATCTCGGCCCAAACCTTCTCCCACTTCTTGAAGTACATCACTGCGAGAATAATCAGCCATACATACTTGAACAGCTCTCCCATCTCATACCGCCTTTTCCCCTCAGTGCCCTTCAAACGAAATGAAGATTGATTGCTACGTCGTATACGAACTTGCTCTTGATATGTCCGTATGTGCTCCTCTCTGCGTCTCTCGGATATCTGACATCGTACTGGATGTTGTTCCAGACTCCCTCTCTGTACTCTTCAGGGATGTTCTCCCTTGCTGCATCGATCGCGTTCACGATGTCGATATAATCTGCGTACTTAACCGCAAGTCTGTATGTAGGGTCTCCCGGAGCTCCGCTCGAAGGTCCTCCGTCGCTGTTACCACCGCCCACGGCTATCATGGTTGCAACTTCTTCTTTGACTCTGTGATAATCTCTTATCGTCCAGATCGTCTTGTTATACACCGCTCTTGGAAGGATGTACTTCGTTTTCTTTCTCTGATAGATTCTCACTCCCCGCCTCCTGTCTTGGAATCAGCACTACTCTGTTAAACGGCTCGCCTTTAAGTTCATGCGCCCATGCGTTGAAAGGTCTCAACACCTGGCAATATTTCTCTAACTCCGGAATCTCGTTCTTGTATGTCATCAGCCATACTTGATTTACCTTGTCATCCTCTCGGATCTGTTCGAGGATGTCCGTCCTGTCCTTTGTGACTTCGCTGAAGAAGTAAATGACCTTCTTCGTTCTCTTCAATCCCTTCTTGAAGCTGTCCTCGGTACCGCCGCTGTGCTTTCGGTAGTAGTACATCGGTTGCGTTATCGTTGATACTTTGACCGATGGATCAGCATGAATCCCTAAGTGCCTTGCGAAGTCTTCGTCTTCTGTCGCGTCCTTTTGTTCATTAAAGCGAACATTACCGATGTAGGATCGCTTAAAACATCTTGTGCAGGCCGATATGTTCAAGCATCTGCCATGTTCCGGAATCCGGAACCTTGTCTGCTTCTCTCCGAAGGATTCCCATGAATACTCTATGAGATCACTTCCTTCGGGTATTTTTTGCAAGAGCTGATAAACGAAGTATATCGGGACCATATCGTCTGAATCTATGAACTGGATATAATCGCCTGTCGTGCTCTCGATGCCTAAGTTCCTCGCTGCGCTCTGCCCTTTGTGCTCCGTCCATATATAGCCGAGCCAAGGATAAAACTTCATGAGTAGCGGAGGCTGTTCTGATCCATCATCGATGAGAAGAACTTCTACATCTTCGGTTATCTGAGGCTCTAATACTTCCAAGAGCTTCGCGGTTTCAATCGGCGTGTTGTAGTACGGGATTATGATTGACAGTTTCATGCGTTCATACCTCTCAAGATTTCTTCAAGCTGTCTTGCCTCTTCTTCGTCATCTACATCGCAGGTGTAATCTCTTATAGCCGTGTAATTGAATACGATTCTGTTCAAAGGTGTTCCCTTTATCACCTGCCAGAGCTCCCAAGAGACCGCCTCTCTCTTGAACCTGCCTTCGAGGTCATATCTGTGGCACTCTTCAACCTTGCTGAAGAACAGTTCAGGATCCATTACCTTGAATGCCATTGGCTCTGACCAAGGTTTCATATACTCCTTGGGGAAGGGCGGAGCAGATGCGAAGAACATTATCGAGTCCGTCTCCGTCTCAACTATCTTGCTTATAGCCTCTTCAGAGAAGTACACGTCTCCGAAGATGTATGTCACCGGACTATCAACGGGATAGAACGCTTTCAGCCAACAGTGTCTTTCTTCATGTCCGTAAATGTAATCGTTGTCATGTCTCAGGATCGGAACCCCAAGCCATTCAAACCTGTCATCGTTCGTGCTTATCGCTATATCCTCAGCTCCGCACTCTCTGAGAAGCCTTATCGTCCTCTCTACTATGCACTCGCCGTTAACCTCAATCAGATGCTTCGGTCTATCTCCGTAGGTACCGCCGCACATTATGATGTACCGCATGCCTCTTTTCTCCTCTCATAATCCTTGCAGCCTTTACACGATCTCGGCTTATATCCCGCCTTACCTTTTCCGCACTTGCCGTAACTCTTGGATGTTAAGTCGGGCATTAAACAAAAGTGCTCGCACGATCCGCATTTACCGGAGAGGTTTGTTCTCTTCATCTGCTCTTCTCTCAGATGCTTCTCTCCTGCGAACTTCCAGTTTGCTCTGAGCTGTGCTTCCTGGATCTCGTAATAAGTCGCATTATCGGGAACTCTTATCTCGGCTTTGTAAACTAACATCCCTCTCCTCTCTGTTGCACCGGTGCAACTTATGCTTTAGCTATCTGTCTATATCTTCTCAGGATCGAAAGTGCCTTCTCGATTCCCTTGTTGTAATACTCAACTTTGTCCGACTCGGATTTGCATCCGACCTGTATCATCTCTTGGAACTCTTCGTATGTTCTTTCCTTCTCGTCAAGAAGCTCCTCTTCTACTTGGTCCAGTAACTCATCTGGCATGCCTGCCCCCTTTCCGGGCGGTTGCGCCACCGCCCTGGGTTATTTTCCGTGATATATTTTCCCCTACTCGGAGATGCGCTCATTTGTAATTCTTGCCGAATATCCTCAAGAAGTCCTTATCGGGATATTCTCTTTCAAACGCCTGCTGCCCTTCTTGCTGAAGTTTCCTGCAGGTCTCATAATTCCTGTGAACCGCTTCTTTGCCTTCTGTGTGATGCTCATGACAGAGATACACTTTCAAGCCATAGCGTTCAGAGGTCTTGCGATTCGGTCCCATGAATACGTGATGCTCTTCCAAGTTGTCTCGCTTTTGATAATCTGAATTGAGCATCATGCAGAGGTAACACGTTCCGTCTTCCTTGCTGTGCATTATTGACTTCACGATTCAATCTCCCAACGTGCTTCCTTCTTCACGGTCAGCTTGATTGTTCCCTTCTGGGTCAGCTTGACGGTTGCCTTGTATCCGGTACCGCTGTCTGCGGTGAAACTTACGAGACCACTCTCGGCCATCTGATTGATTCCGAACTTCACAACCTCTTTGAGTTCTTCATGATCTGCTAAGAGCTCGTCCGCATTATCCTGAGCTTTGAGTCTTGATGACTCGATTCTTCTGAGTGACTGAGCTGCTGAGCAGTCGCAAAGCATCATCGCCTTCTTCATCTGCTGAATGTCGCTCATTCCCTCCTCTCCCTCAAATGTCTGTACCTGTCCGCAGAACTTGCAAGGTGCGCTATAATTCATCTCATTTCCTCCTTCAGCTTCTCAACTTCTTCAAGCGCTAATCTCAAATGCTCTTCGCATTGAGTAAAACTGCCGTTTTCGAGTGCTCCAAGTGCTATCTCGATATGCTCTCTTGCTGTCTTGGAATCTATCTCGGGCTTCTCGGCCTGTTCTTCCGTCCCAGGCTCTTCGATGGGTACCGCCTTTACTTCCTCAACGACCTCAGGCTCTTCCTGCTGTCTGTGATACTCTTCGACTTCTTTGACGTACTGATGCTTCTCGGGTTTCTTTTCGGGCTTCTTCTTGGGTTCAACCTTCGGGGCTTCTACCCTTTTCGGTTGCACCGGTGCAACTTCGGGCTTTTCTTCCTCGATGGGCTTGCCGTATGTAAACTCATACGCTGACTTCGCATTGATGAACGTGTTTCCATATTCGTCACCGCTTATCATTGATTCAGCCCAGGCGCTCTTGATCTCATCCCACGAATGACTTGTCTTTGTTTCGCTTCGGGCTATCGTTAAGGCTGCGCCATCATCTTTCACGATGAGGATTATCTTGCCTTCTCCCGGAACTCTCGTCACGTAGGTCATCTGATCGAGGGGCTTGAATATGTCTTTGAGTCCGTCCCATTCGGTATTCTCAGTGAAGAAGTCCCAGATCTTACAGTAGAGCTCCGTATTCTCTTCTGCGATTGCTCTGAGTGTTCTTACAAGCAGTGCATCCGTGGGAGGATTCATTATTGCTTCCATGTTCTCCTCGAAGTGCTCAACATCGCTTTTATTTCTTTCCTCGTCAAGCTGGTCCTTAATCTCCTGGATCTCTGCCTTCGTGTACTCGGGTGAAAGTTCCTCAGTGATGACTTCCGGAATCCTCAGCATGATTGCCAGTTTCGCATATCCGAATCCCTTGTACTGTTCAAGGAGTCTGTCTGAATTGCCTTCCTCGGAGAATCTGTCATTGATCCTGATGAACCTTGAGACCATCGACTTATCAAGTCCGAACTCCCCGTTCGCAAAATCGAGGTAATCTTTATATCCCGAACCTACGAGGATTTCTGTATCTCTTGCGACCTTGAGCAGATAACCGATTCTGACAAATCCCTCTGAGGTCTTTTCCAGCTCTGTCCGGAGTTCCTGTTTGTACTCCGAGTAGTTACGCTGATATATGATTTCTTCCATGTTGCCATCTCCTATGATGCTGTTTTGATTTTCCGCTTCGCTTCTCTGCGCAGCTGTTCAGGATCCAAAGCCTTGACATATTTTCCAAGCCATCTGTCAATCTTCTTTTCTTCGGGCTTCGAATCGTGTATTCCGTACCACTGTTCAATCTCGCCATTCGGTTTGACTTCAACCGTGATAAAAGGTGTGTCAGGTTCTTTGACCGTTCTGAGGAAGAGGATTATCGTTTTCTTCTTTGCGTGTTTTTCCAGATAATCGTCACCACCTACGCAATGATGAAGCATCCTTCCTTCTTCTACGATCTCCGAAGCACTCTTTGCGGGTCTGATCAGGAATGCTCCGCTCTCGTAGTGGTATACCGAATCAGCTCCCTTGAACCTTACTGCGATTGCCTTGAATCTTTCCTCGGCTTCTTTCTTCCTCTTGTCTGCTTCGACCTGATTTCTCTCAATGACTGCTTTGTTGTGCGCATCCTTGAGATTCTTCGGGAAGACGATGATTGAATCGGTCATGTCGTAACCAAGCTCTTCCTTCATCCTCATGTAGTCAAGCCATTCTCCAACAGCTCCGTTTCTGTTTTGCTTCTCGATGTAATTCACAAACTTGCGGAACGTTGTGTGATTCCGGATATAGCTGAGACTGGTTTCGCTCAGGTGATACGATATCAGCGTATTGGTTAATCCTTCGAGGTTTCCGAATTTTCTTTCGAGCCTATAGATTCTCAATGCGCCCGTTTTCTCGATATCCGGTGTCGCTATGAGGTCCTTAAGCCTGCGCTTTTCGATTCCCAGATAATCCCAGGGCTTTTTTGCTCTTCCGTTGAGTCTCATTCCATGCAGACCGTAATAAATCTTTTCGTGGATGATCTGCTTGAGTCCCATCTTGTAGAGTGCTTCGAACCACTTGTTCTCGATATACGCCTGCTGCCAATCTCCAATAGTCAGGTAATAACAAAATCTTGAGTCATGCCCGATCTCCTCTGACAGCGAATACTCCATCACGGTACCCTTCATGTTCTTGTATGTGTCGGGATAAACGAATCCGTGTGAAGGTCTATTATCTGATAATCCCATCGTCGAGAAGCAGTATGTTCCGTTCCAAGTTCCTGCGTCCCATCCCCAAGGATGATAAAACTCTTTGATCAGCTTCTTTTTCATTCCGACAGGGAACCAATATCTCATGCGCTCTGTAAGACTGAATACTTCGTAAGGCTGTTCTTTATCCGGTACCGCCATGAGAGTCGGCCTGAAGAATCTGAGAACATATCCGCCGTTCTTGAGCTTCTGCCCGTACCAAACATCGATATCTTTCCCGATGGAGTTCTTTCTGTTCTTCTTCGATGCAAACGATCCCACCTGTTTACAATGAGGACAGCGCATGTGCACTTTTTCTGCATCGAAGTTCTCTGCATCCACAACCGTCTTTTTCCCGCAGTGGCAGCACTCGATTATTACCTTTCCGTCCTTCCTGGTATAGAACTGTGTCCTTCTCCAGTCGAATTGCTTTTCTACCCACTCCTCAAACTTCTTCGGGATTCTCGGAAGCATAGCGTGAAGTTCTTTCTTCTCTTCGTCCGTCATGTCAGCCCTCCGTGTAATATCTCTTCACGATTTCTCTGACCTTTGCTTCTTCAGGGATGCCGAACTTGACTTCACCGCCGAAATCGATGCCTGCAGCCTCAAGGATTGCATCGTCAACCTTTTCCATCAGCTTCTCGCTCTCTTTGAGGATTGCTCCAAGGGCTCCTGCAAGACTCTTTCCCTTGCTTCTGACTGCAATAGCAAATTCGGGACTCTCTGAGATGCACATCTGGATGTATCTGATCCAGTCATTCATGATTCCGGTAATCTTCATCGCCTCGGTCTCGACTGCTATCTTTCCGAGCGCTGCGGAAGTAGGTGAACAGATTCTGTCCCAACCGCCTGCGATGAAGTCCTCTGCATCGTCAAGATCGATGCCGTTCTCCTTTGCAATCTCTCTGACCGCTTCGATATCTCCCTGATTGAGCTGGTTCTGAGCTGCCTCGTTAATCTCGTCTGCTGAATTGAACTCTCCGTACTTTGTAAAAATGTCTGTCATAAGATACCTCCTCATTGAGTGTTTATGCCGTTTTGGCATTATTGATTAACCAATTTCTGTATTCGTGTGTGACTCCCACCTTTACGGTCACATTCTGCTGTGCGAGTGCGGTACCGATTTCTTCCCACACTTCCGCGTTCTTGATCTTTGTTCCCTTTGCGGACATGTAATCGTTTTCCCGCCACTGAGGGAGCCAGCTCTCAACAGCTGCGCCCAGCCACTGAGAATCAAAGAACAGGTTAAGGTCCGAAGGGAGTGTCATGTGCTTCAGCGCTGATCCAAGGATTCTCATCCACGCCTCGTTTTCGCTTGCCTCGACTGTCTCCTTGAAGGTCTTTGTTACCGGGCCCTGCGGAGTGATCGCCTCCAGGACGTATATCCCGACTCCTTCCTGCTTTTTCGGTCCTTTGATTGTCTGATGGATGTAAATGTTGACTGTCATGTGATCTCCTTATCATGTACCTCTGATACGGATAACCTGTGACGGGGTTTGTCCCGTTGAAGACTGTTTCTTTGATGATCTCCCAGCCCTTTGGAACTGTCGGCGGGTCTTTCCACCGCTTACTAAGGACGAGTTCTCTCTTCGGTTCTGGGATCTTAAGATTTCTCGATCTTGTGTAAGAGGCTCCTTTGTCCGATTCCCCTTTGAGCAGATAGTCCGCAAGCTGTTCATATTCTCCGTCCTCATACAGAGGTGAGTAATATGTCTGTCCGTATTTCCACGACTTCTGAATCAGCTTTGTCACATCCAACCCTTCGGGATTGTTTACGACGATGTGATGATGGACTGCTCCGCGGGATCCCGTCTCTGTGACTCCGATGTACTTGAGCTCGACTCCTGCTTTCTTGAATCCTTTTCTCAGCTCTGAAAGAAACTTTGCTCTTAAGGCATTCGCCATTTCTGCTGTCTCGGGTCTCTCTTCTTTCCGGTAGGTGAGTGTGACATGGAGATCACCTTCTCCGAAGTTTGCCATTATCAGCCTCTGAACCCTTCTTCTCTTGTTCCTCTCGTTCTGAGCCTTTATCTCTGCAGGAGTTCTTTTTCTCTTCCGCTCCCTTGCACATCCGGGAGCTCCATAGTTCCCAGGGATATACTTTTGGATCTCTTTGACCTCTCCAAGATCATAGGTGACTTTTGTGTACATCTTTCTCCTTTAGGTTACGTAAGTTTAATATCCTAATGAACGTATAAAAAAGGCTTAAACGGTCATTTTAAATTTGACTTTTTAACCCCGAGAATGTACAATAATTATGTCAACTTAATTATTGTTTTCTCGGAATCGGATCGCCGGCAAGCGATCCTTTTCTTATATCCAGATTTCATGAATTATGTTTACCTGCATATCCATGAAATTATACTGGGCCTGCTCTTCAGGCATCATCGGAGCGGCAAGGCCGAGCTCCTTCCAATTCTTATGTCTTATCTCCGCAGCTACGTGATACTCTTTCACGGTGCGCAACTCATAAGGTGTGATGAGCCAGTGCTTATGATCTCTTAAGGTTCCCCAAAAGCCTTCATATAAAAGCCCATCATCATCCTTCTGCTTGATCCTGATGATGTCGGGACCGGTCATGAGATTCAGCAGGTCTTCTAAAACCACTCTTCCCATTTAGCTACCTCTTTTCCTATTCCAATCGCGTAACCATATTCCTGATTACATCCCATTGACTTTTCCCAGCCTGGCATCAGAAGCACTACATCACAGGCTCTGATCGTATCGAAGCAGATCTGCATGATCTCATCGTATGTGATGGACTCCGGAAGCTGCTCCGCTATCTTGACCGGATTGATTGCTCTTGCTTGGTCTCCGAACTTCTGATAAACCTTTATTTCTCCGAACTCGAATCTGTCCTTAAAATCCTCGGTACCGGTAATCGGTCCGCTTAAGTAAACATTGAGCATTTTCTTTCTCCTATCTGCTAAAGTAATGGGCTCCATACTGGAAAAGCGGTTCCTTTCCGTTTCGGTACCCGTATTTATTAAAGAAGAGAGCGCCTTGTGAGAAATCTGCTCCTTCAAGGACAAGTGCCATTGCTTCGTGGCATTCCTCAGAGACATCAGGTCTCATTCCTTCTGTATAGAACTGACCCTTTGCGAAGATTACCTCTTCGATGCTGTCTCCGAACCCCGGAGCCTCTACTCTGTTAAGAACCACGTTCATAACCATTACCATCCCCCTGGTTCCTTCGCTCTCAGCTTCGGCAAAGGCTATCTGCTCAAGCAGATCACATTCTTCTGCGGTAAGGTTTCTATAGAAGGGTTCGGGTTCGACCTCTACATAAACCGTCTCGGTTATGATCTCGGGCTCTTTTTCGATGTATACATATTCAATCTGCGGTTCGGGTGCCTGCGCTACCATTGAGTAGTTATGGCTTTTGTAAGAACCGTAAGCAGCTATTCCGACCGCTATTCCGACTATCATGGTGAACAGGTAATTAATTGTGTGTTTCATTGCCTCTCTCTTTCAGATAATCTGTGAACTGTTTCTCCGGTACTCTTGTGAGCTTCCCGATCTTGATGTACTCACCGCCCGAGGCTTTATACTCTTTAATTAGAAGAAATGATGTTGTTCTTCCGACCTTGAAGGTGTTCTGTACATCTTCGGGACTAAGCCAGCTCATTTTGCAGGCAGGAAGTCATTGGGGTTGATTCCTGCAATCTGACATACTGCAAGGAACTCATCTGCTTTTAACTCCTGCTCACATCTGAGGCATCTCGTTAATGCCTGGTAATTAAGATTAGCTTTTGCAGCGAGTGCTTTTATGTTGAGACATCTGTCAGAGACGATCTCGCTGAGTTTCTTTTCTACTTCCATTTGGTTGACCTCTCTTTCCTTAGTAATATTTTGCTAAACTCGGCTGTGATTAATCCGTATTTGCTAATCACAATACGAATAATAACATCTTGCTAAAGGGGTGTCAACACTTTTTTACTAAAATTTGAAATTTTATTTACATCGTGTTAGAATCACATTGAAAGGAGGTGCATATTATGGCTACTTTAAAGGATCAAGAACGTGATAGACTGGCAGCAAGATTGCGAGAGTATAGGAAATTAATCGGAATGTCTCAGCAAGAACTTGCTGAAAAGATAAACACACCTCAGACAACTATCTCCGCATGGGAGCGAGGCGTTACAATGCCTAATGCAAATCAGCTTCCCGAAATTGCTTCCGCTCTTGAGGTTTCGTTTTCAGACCTTTGCGGAATCCCAGATGAAAGAAGCAAAGACAGAGCCCTCATCGATGCTTATCATAGAGCCGATGAAGTCACACAGAAGAACATACGCCTGCTGCTCGGCTTGGGAGGTGATGATCATGTGGATTAATAAGAGCGGATATGCTCAAGAACGTATAAAGGACCCGAATACCGGACTTGATAAGATAATATCGGTTAAGGTGAAAGGAACTTCTGAGAAAGCCCGCATCGATGCTTTCAAGAAACTTCAAGAGAAGATTGACCATCTATCTGATAAAAGGATCCTTTTATCTGAAGCGATAGAGACATACCTGACAGAGATGGAACGGAGCCTTAAACCGTCTTCGTTAAGAAAGTCCCGTATTGAGTTGAACAGCTTCCTCAAGATTGTAGGTGATTCTTATGTGAATAATCTCTCTGCGGGTTATGTCAGAACGAAGCTCTTGAACAGCGGAAAAGGAAACCGCACCTTAAACGGGTACCTGAAGATATTTAAGACCTTCTGGCTGTGGGCTTACCGGAATGATATTGTTGATTCGAGGGAACTCTTCGACAAGCTCTCTAATTTCCAAGATACTCCTAAGCGCGAACGCATCCAGGATAAATACTTAGAGCCTTGGGAACTGCAGAAGCTCCTCGATAATATGGATGTAGAACGATGGATTCTCATGACAAGGCTGCTCGTTGCGAGCGGGCTCCGAATCGGTGAGGTAATCGGGCTCAATAAAAGTGACTTGATAGGATCCTGCATCACGGTCAACCGCACATACGACCCTAACAACAAAGTGCTGACGGATCCGAAAACCTTCTCCTCTCGTCGTGAGGTTTATATTCAAGAAGAACTTCGGGAAGTAATCAACAACATTTTCGATTATGTGAAGAGGCAGGAAGAGATATTCGGGACTCCCTCGGTCATATTCTTCCCGGACCCGTCAGGTGAGAGGCTGAATTACTACTCTTACATGAAATATCTGCGGGAGACTTCTGAAAGAGTCCTCGGCCGAAGAATCACTCCGCATACACTCCGACATACTCACTGCTCAATGCTTGCAGCCAAGGGAATGAACCTTGAGGCGATATCCGCCCGCCTCGGGCATGATGACTCGAAGATAACGAAGGAAATATACCTTCACAGAATGGAAGAACTCAAAGAAAAAGAGAATAGACAGCTCGACAAGATCCGCCTGATGGGATAATAAAAAGAGGTTGCTCAAGCCTATGCTTAAGTAACCTCTTCTTTTATTGATAAATACTCAATGTATAGTGACTCCGACGGGAATTATTCGCCGTTCACAAGAGTTCACTATAAGCCATAGAGTCCGATTTTGCAAGCACTTTTTAATAAGTCCGCTTTTAAGGCTGAAATAGCCTGCTAAACCTTTTGCTCAAGTGAACATAAAAAGAGCCCCCGAAGCCGAAGCTCCGAGGGCAATGTGAGGGGGATTCCAAAACGGCATCCAGTCCCGAAGGACTCATACTATGATAAGCTCCTGATCCACGAATATCTGATTCTTGTTCGGGATGTTATTTGCTTTCACAAGTGCATCTACCGTCGTGTTGTATCTCTTGGCGATGCTCGAAAGGGTGTCTCCCTTCTTAACTATATATGTTTTTGTTCCTTTTCTCTGCTCTGCGACCTGATTGACTCGATTCTGCACTGAGTTATAATCATAACCCGCAGCAGTGAGACGTACTTTTCTTACGATGCCATTGCCCCAAAGACCGGCAAGGACTTCAATCGCAAGCTGTTCGATGCTCTTGCTTGTGGATTCGGGAATAACATAGGTCTGCTTAGGTTGTGACCCTTCATCCGTCCAAGGTATATTGATCCGATCCTGGTCTACGGTTGTTCCTTTTATCTTTGAGCTACGGATATAGTTTGTTGAACCGCCAAACTGCCATATCTCTACAAGAGCGATGCTCTTCAGCTTCGGAGCAGTCTTTGAATACCTTGCGACCCAATGAGGGAATAATACAAGCTGGCTATCATCGAATCTTGAATTAAAGTGCGATTCACTTGTATATATTCCGCAGGCGTAACCTGCATTGATCATAACCTGGCAGAAGGTCTTGATTATCTCGGTCAGGTGTGTGTATCCCTGATTGAGCATTGCACCTTCTACATCATAATATACATGAACGATGTCTTTTCCCTGCAGGTACTGACAAAAGTAGCTTGCTTCCTTGATAGCGTCCTCAGTGGAGAAGGCGTTTCCAAAGTAATAAGCCCCGATATACATCTTATCGGCTTTAGCCTGTGCGTAAAAATCCTCGAAAGAGGGGTCTTTATAATACTTCGGGTTGCCATCTGCACCGCCTGCCTTCAGGATCGCATAACTAAATCCTTCAGCTTTTGCGCTGTTAAGGTCAAAGCCCTTCTGATATCTTGAAACATCGATTCCATATGCAGTAGGACATACCGGAGCGGGTTCTTCCCCATATTCGATATAAGGAAGGATTCCGTTATCCGTCCATGATCTTCCCTGCGGTCCGCCTTTATAAAGGAAGCGTCTGCCCTTATCGTCCACGTAGGTATACTGGACTTTGCTTTCCCAATCTGAGGTACACTCAACAACATTGAACGTATATCCATCTACAACAAAGTCCCCGATATATGCTCCTGCGTGTTCATGTCCTTTGTCACCTATATAGAGATAAGCTCCGACTTTGAGATTTGAGAAATCTTTTGAACGGTCTGTGCACTGCATCAGCAGATGATATCCGTCGCAGTCTCCGGTGATGAAGTTCTTCGGAGGAACATAGGAACCTGTTACTCTTGTATCTTCCCATCCGGGTAATGCGAGAATCGTCTTGATCAGGTTCCAACAGTCCCATGAATATCTGCTTCCGTCATAATATCCGCAATTCTTAGGGAACTTATTGCAGTAATAATTCGGGACATCGTGTGCCTGCTTGAGCTTCGAGATATAATCTGATATATTCATTCTTTTACCTCGTTTTATACGCCACCCATAAGAAGGCGACGCATACTACTATAAACTCAATCATCGTTCTGCTTCTTGAGCTGCTTATAAATCTGATTTGCTCCGGTTGCGGCAAGTCCGGAAACAATTCCCACTGCGATAGCGGTGATGATATCACTCGCAGGGAAGTCGGGCATTCCGATAAGGAAAGCGACTACTCCGAGAACAGCTCCACACGCTCCGCAAAGCACCGGAATATACTTATCGTTAAGAGGTGAGGTCTTAACCGCTATTCCGATGAGATAACAGATAACTGTCAATGCTGCTACGCTTGCTACTCCAAACTCCATAATATTGCTCCTTTCATTTGTCCTTATAAAGTTCTCTGATCTGTATCAACTGATTTATGACTTCTTTGGTGTCATTGCGGATCTTGCTCTTGAACTCTTCGCTCTGGAATACCTCCTTCTCCGTATATTCACCAACAATGTCAACAAGCTTGTTCTGCTTCAGCGAGATATACGCGTCGTTCATAGTCAGATGGTTCTGAGCTATCCAAACGCAGTATTCTATGTAGCAGGCCTGAATGATTACCAATCCGAGCCGCTTATCATAATCCGGAACTACACTCTGCAGCTCATGCTCCATGCTTACCAGGTGCTGCCATACATAATCCTGCTGTTGCCGGATGATGTTTCTTTCACTGTCTCTCGCTCCGATCTTTATCGCCTCGGTATTAACGGAAAAGTTCCCGCCCTTTATCAAAACAAAGACGATGAGAATCGTGATCAGGAGAACTATGAGGACCGTTGAACCGTTCTGGCTGTTAAGAATCTCGCTTATAGCATCCCACATCACTCACTTACCTCGCTTTCGGGTTTCTTCACCTCAACCGCCCTCTCGTACCTCTCGCACTTAACTACCCTACCGTTATCGTCAATCATTTCAGCAACGGCTAAAACTACGTTTGAGTCCCCGACACACGCTCTCATGCTCCCGTAGAGGTTGATTAAGGCGAGGTCAGTAGTGTTAAAGGGTGTAATGGTTCTTTCGTGCTTTTGGTCGGCTGTGGTCTTAAGTATTAAAACATTCATGGCTTGTTCTCCTTAATCTGTAACCTTGGTATATTGAACCGTAAACTCTATCTCCTCAACGGGATTAAAGATATTCGATATCCAATATTCAATCTGCCCGCTTCTGATACTTACATATAAATCACCGCTATTGATAAAGCCGTTAAACTTATCAACGCTTGCGTGGCTATTTCGGTACGCATACCCGTCAAACCCTCTGACGATTGAATCTGCGGGAAGTGATATATGCCCATAAGAACCAATGACAATCCCGCCCGTTAAGGAATAGGTTCTCTGATAGAGTGGCTTATTGTTTGTCCACGTTCCTATCACTTGCTCACTTGTGGAATAGTGAACACCACCGCCACCGCCTGTGACAGTTACCACAGTTTTATTGTTCACGGAATCATCGGTCACACTTGCCCCGATAAACTGTAAGCCCGTGCGACTCGGCATGGCGTTGCCACTTTGGTCAATGATTGTATGACCGCCCGAACCACCGCCACCGCCGATAGCATTATCAATCTTGACCATGTTATCGTTGTGTTCTTCTCTGAACTCTCCGAAATCGTCCGTTGAGTCGGGCATATATAAATTGAGATTTGATGTATATGTTGCCATCGTTCCCCCTTAATTCCATGACGGGACATTGTTCCATTTATCGTCGAAAGCATTTAAACCACTTCCCGATACGTTCCATGACTCCGCACCGCTTGCCGACTTGGAATAAACCGACATCGGGTAATCTTCGTCCTCGACCTCTGCGTGGATATATCTTCGCCCGTCATAGTCCCAATAGTAGTAAGCGTCTTGGTATACCTCTTTTCCGATTTTGGGTGAATAGTATTTGAGAAAGCCCGCAAACATACCGCCCATAGTGGGATTGTTGGAGTAGTCCCAATCGAAATTTGATACATTGAGGATTGAAGCCGTAAAGTAAAACATTTGGTCGAAATACTCTGCCGAGCCTGTGTCCCAATCCGCAAAAGCTGATGTATCAGACAGCCATTGTAAGCCGTAAAAGGCTTCCCTAAAGTCTTGGCAAGCTGAAACGTCCCAAGTTTCCAAACCGTCAGCCGATAAAAGCTGACCGTTATATTTGAAACACCCTCGCATTGTGGTAAGTCCCGAAGTGTCGAAGTTCTCCAAGCCATGCAAGGAAGTAAGCCCGCATTGTTCAAAACAGTTATAAAGTGTTGTGGGTTTGGGTGTCCATAAAAGCAACTCTGCGATAGTTCCGAGCGGTACATGGTAAAATGTGCCGTTCATGTTCTCGACCTTTGAAACGTTCCAATTTTCAAGACCATGTAAGGAAGTTGCTCCGATACCTCGGAATGTGCTTTCAAGGCTGACAACCTCTGATACGTCCCAATCTTTCAGTACGGTCATATCAGTAAGAGAGGAACTTGCAAAGGTATACGAAAGCGATGTTACCTTTGATGTGTCCCATTTCGATATTGCTGACCAATCCGTGATCTGTGAGCAACCGTGAAAGGCATTGGCGAGGGAAGTGACTTTCGATGTGTTCCACTTCTCCAAACCCTTAAGGCTCTTAAGGTTCGTACAACCACTTACAAGGCTTGCAAGGGAAGTGACATTCGAGAAGTCCCACTCGGAAAGCGGTTCAAGGTCATTAAGCTTGTTCCCGCCTACCATGAAGCCACGGATATATGTGACCTTCGAGGTATCGGCATATCTTAACTCGTCTATATCTTCGAGGTCACCGCCAACATCGAGGAACGTGACCGCATTTCCCGCACCTAATGACTCAACTCGCCAATAGAACGAGGAAACCTTTTTAACGGGGTTTCCGCCAAGTCGCACACCATACCACGGCTGACAGTAAGTGACTAAATCGAGGTTGTTCGTGTTCTTGGGGTGCATGAACATATAT